AATACGACCTCGCTGGCATTTTCCAGTGGGTCGCACAGCTCAGTGGGCTGAAGAACGCCACGCTGTTCAAGGTCCAGATCACGCCGGACCAGCAGTTCCAGCTCGCGATGCAGCAGGGGAACAGCGTGCCTCTGGTTGGAGGTCGGGGGCGCCGGAACGGCGCCGGCGCCGCGCCGCCGCCGATGCAGAGGGGATCTAACATGGGCATGGTCGGGCCGATGGCCCCGACGGGGCAGCAGGCACCCGGGCCCGTGATGCAATGAACAAGGTGGAGCGGATACAGGATGCGAGGTCCGAGCAGCGCACAGAGGCCATTAAGCAGAGAGATGCGATGCGGGGGTTGACAGAGTCGCCGGGCTGGCAGATGGTTGTCGCGTTCTTGCGCGAACAGGTTCGGGCTCGAGAGGGGCAGCTCTTCCTGGTGGCTGGGTGCGAAAATGTGGACTTCATTCGAGGTGAGACTGGGATGGCCCTGCTCGTGGAGAAGTACCCCGAGTCCGTCATCCAGGCGGCAGACAGTGCGCTCAGCGCACTAGACATGGAGCTTGAGAATGCCAGCGGCACCAAACGGACGCGCAGCGCCGACCCAGACGCCGACGACACCAGCGGGTGGACGGCAGACGATGACTGAGACGGGTCGGCCGCCGATCCCCCGGGACGAGTTGCCGGCGGGAAGCGGGACGATCGACGAGGGCGACCCGCAGGACGAGATCCAAGAGACGCTTGAAGCTTTTCGCCAGCTGAGCGGAGAGGCCGAGGCCGAAGGCCAGGCTCCGCCGCCGGCGACAGAAGATCCGGGGCAGGACGAGTTTGTCCCGGCTCCAGGGGATGAAGGCTTTGCCGACCCCCTGCGAGAGCCTACGCCGGAACCGCCACCTGTCGAGGCACGCGAGGCGCCGCAGCCCGTCCCTCCGCAGGAGGCACCAGTTCCCACGGAGGCTCAACCGGCGGTGCCAACGGCACCACCACAGCCTGGTGCGCCCGCGCAGCAAGAGCCGGATCCGTATCAGACTTTCCATAGTCTCTCGCAGCAGCTAGACGAGAACCTTGGAGCGTTTCAGAGTGCTCTGGCTGATCGGGTGTACACCATCAGTGATAAGGATCTGGATGATCTCCAGACCGATCCCAAGCGGGTGTACGCGCAGATGATGGCTCGAGTTCACATCAACGCTGTGAGTAGTGTGATGCGGACCGTGGCCCAACAGATGCCGGTGGTGGTGTCTGGAATGCTGAGGGCGCACTCTGCCAACACGGAGGCCGAAGGCCGCTTCTGGCAGCAGTACCCGCAGCTGAACAAGACGGATCCGAATGTCCGGCAGCTTGTTGGTCGAATCGCACGGACTGTGAGAGCCATGAATCCGCAGATGGCGGAGACTGACATGGTGAGGATGACAGGGGCGCAAGCCATTGTCATGCTGGGGTTGCAGGGGGCGCCGACGGCTGCCCCGCGTGCGGCTTCACCTCCCCAGATGCCGGGGAGGCAGGTCCGAACGACCCCGGCGGCGTACCAGCCGGCGGCCGCGAAGGCCCAAGGTGGGACGCCTCAGCGGAGTTCTCGCAATCAGTGGGATGTAATGGCACAGCTCATGCAGTATGACAACCAAGGGGTCTTTGATCCCAACGGCTAGTAGGAGATGTCTCGATGGCTGCGGTAGCAGGTCTGAGAGGAACCGGAGACTTCGGGGCAAATGAACGCCCGAAGAACTTCCGGGAGATGATCCTCTTTTTGAATCCAAACGGCTCGGCTCCCCTCTTTGCGCTCACGAGTAAGGTCCGGAAGCGGACCGTGTCTGACGCGGAGTACAACTGGTGGGATGAGCCGAACGATCTTGTCCGCCTGACGGTGAATGGGACGTTCCTGGCTGCGGCCACGGACATCATTGTGAACAGCGTGGATCCGACCTCGACCACCCTCGACTCCGGGTGGGGCGTGGCCTCGCATCTCAAGCCCGGGGACATGCTACTGGTGGAGCCCACCACGGACAACGCGACGTTCAACCAGGAGGTGATCCAGGTTCAGAACGTGATCTCCGACACGGAGTTCACCGCCTCACGCGGGGCTCAGGGCACGACGCCCGCGACGATCAACAGTGGGCAGAGCCTGCTGCTGATCGCGTCGGCCTACGCCGAAGGCACGGCCGCGCCGAAGGCGGTCAGCCGCAACCCGATCATGTTCACGAACAAGACCCAGATCTTCAAGGACACCTACGAGCTCAGCGGCACGGCTGAGATGACCTTCTTCCGGACCGGGGACCCCTGGAGCAATGACAAGAAGAGGAAGATGTTCGACCACTCGAGGGCGATTGAGTGGTCCATGCTGTTCGGCCGGGTCAGCGAGATCACGGGCAGCAACGGCAAGCCCATGCGGACGATGAACGGGATTCGGGCGCAGCTGCCCACGACCCGGCAGGTCGTCTTCAGCTCGAGTGTGACGTGGAACCAGCTGCTGGACAACCTGTTCCCCGTGTTCAACTTCGACACCCCGGCGGGAGACGAGCGAATCGCCTTCGTCGGGAACGGGGCGCTCAACGCGCTGAACAAGATCATCGCGGCTGACGCGAACAGCCAGATCTTCTATGGGGGGCCGGTTGAGGTCTACGGAATGAACTTCCGTGAGATGGTGCTCCCTCAGGGCCGAATTCTCCTCCGGTCCCATCCTCTGCTCAACCGGCACCCCCTCTACACTAATAGCATGTGGGTGCTGGACTTCGCCTCGATCACGTACGTCACGCTCAAGGGCCGGGACACGCGGACCAAGGATGACGTGCAGCTCAAGGATGAGGACCTCCGCCGGGGCTTCATCCAGACGGAGTGCTCAATTGAGCTGGACCGGGGCGGCCTCACCTGTCAGTACCTTGGAGGTATCCAGCCATGACGCGGCCAACCCTTGAGAATCCGGATGTATATGATCCCACGATCTGGCGCGGGATGAAAGGTGGAATTGCGTTCGAGCCCGATGCGGCGCTGACGCTGACCACGAGCCATCCCATGATCATCTCGATGGTGCCCACGGCAGGGCGCATTGTGAAGCTGCCGCTGGAGACCGCGAGCGCGGGGCTGATGTTCATCATCATCAACAACGCCGCAGGTGCGTTCGCCATCACGCTGCAGACGAGCGTGGGTGGCGCGCTGCCCTTCGGAGCTGGCGCCATCGCGCAGAACCAGATGGCGCTGTGCGTGTGCGATGGTGTGCAGTGGCGGGCGATCGTGGCGGCCGCGACGCAGACGAGCCCATGAGGATGGTTGGGGGAGGTGCCTGCGCGGGCATCTCTCCCCCTTTTCACCGGAGGTGAGAAGTGGCCCAGCAACGCTACCTCCAAACGCTCCTTGCGTCCGGCATCTTGGGCTCAGGAGCCGGCCGCACCTTCACCCTGTCGAACTCGGGCCCGGCGCTCCTGAACGTGGTGAGGGTGAACCTCACAACGACGGCCACCGCTGGGAACCGGCTGCTGAAGCTCCGAGTGCTCGACTCGGCCAACAACGTCCTGTACGAGTTCATTGATGGTAACGCAGTTGCTGCTGGTGGCGGCGCTGGGATCAACTGGGCCGCAGGCGTAGCTCCGGCGATCTCCGGCATCACACACGCGGTGCCTCTGCCGGCGAACTTCATGATCCCGGTGGGAGCTCAGATCAACATCTTCGACTCCGCGGGTGTCGATGTGAACGATACCATCACGGCTCAGGTCTCAATGGCACTCTGATGGCAACGACCCTTCTCATCGGCGGAGGCCCCATGGACTCGAAGCCCACGGCCCGCATTGAGTTCAAAGACGCGAACGATGTCGACGACATCGACCTCGACGACGAAGTGACGCTGATGGTGAAGGGCAAGGTGAAGGCGCTGCGGGGCCCCGAGCGGTCCCGAATGGGGAAGAAAGAGACCTTCGAGATGCCGGGCTGCATGGAGCTCGAGAACTGCAAGTTTAAGGTCGTCGAGGCCGGTGAGTGGTCCAAGGCGACTGAAGCGATGGAGGAAGACTGATGGCTCCGACTCAATTCTGGAAGAAAGACCACGGAGTGGGCCACATCGGGACGCTCGCGAGCGCGGGGGCGAACCAGGCCACGGCCGCTGTGATCCCGCCTCCGACGTCGATCGGCTTGGCCCGCGGACATGATGCGCTGTGCGAGGTGACGGGCAGCGCCTTCGTCAATTTGCCGCCGGGGACCTCGGTCCAGGTGGGCGACCTCGTTATCTGCTACACGAAAACGGGCGTGACGCCGACCATCAACAGCGCCGTGGGCGATACGCTGCTGGGAGGCGCAGTGGCGTACGGTGCGGGGCCCGTCTCCCACACGTTTCGGGCGATCGAGGTGACGGCTGCTGGCGTAGCCACTTGGATCTTGGAGAAGTGATGGTTGAGCGCGCTCGTCCCGTTCAACAGCTTCGTGTACGACATGGCGAATGGCGCGAATGCGCCAGGGTTGCACACGATCAAGCTTGCGTTGACAAACACGGCGCCGGATGTGACGTGGACGCGGTTCAGTCAGGTCCCCGAGATCCCGGCGGGCAACGGGTATCCGGCGGGCGGGCTGCCACTGACAGTCACAAGCAACGCGCAGGTGGGAGGCTTCTGGAGCCTGTTCGTCGCGAACGCGGTCCTCGTGGCCTCGGGCGGAGTCATCCCGGTGTGGAGGTGGGCCGTGGTCTACGACACTAGCGTGGGAAGCCTGATCGGCTTCTCCGACTATGGAATCGCTGTGGGCCTTAGCCCGTCGGAGCTGGTGAACTTCGTGTTCGACCAAGTGAACGGGCTCATCACAGGAGTGGCGACCAGTGGCTAAGTATGCGATAGCGCAAGAGGCGAACCAGCAGAACCTGGCTGCGACCTTCAAGACGCAGGCTGCGGTCCTCGCGGGGGCAACGGCCCGGCGGGGGAAGCTCTACGAGTTCATGGTGGGCGTGAATGGGAGCCCGCCGGCCGACAACGAGCTCGAGATCGACACCATCCGCATGACGGTGGATGGCACGGGCACCGCGTTTACGCCGAACCCGCTGGACCCTGCGGACGCGGCCGCGCTGGCCACGGGGAAGGTGGGCTACACGGTTGAGCCCACCACGACGGCTAACACGTTTCTGGTGTACTTTGCGATGAACCAGAGGGCCACGGTCCGGTGGCTCGCGGTGCCTGGTTCCGAGCTGATCTACCCGGCCACGACGGCGAGTGGACTCTGCCTCCGGGCGAAAGCCGCTGCATACGCGAGCACGATGTCGGCGAACATCCTATTTGAGGAACAATGAGAAATCCCGGCGGCGTCTTCATTTCGAGTGGCCCGGCGGGCGACCACGAAGTGGACACCTTCACGTGCGCACATTGTCAGCGGGTCACGCAGGTTCGGCCGAAGGAGAGGCCCGAGGACCTCGGCGGGTTCTGCACGTGCTGCGCGAAGCTGGTGTGCGCCAGCTGCCACGCCGCAGGGGTTTGCAGACCCATAGAGAAGTGGCTCGAGCAACAAGAGGCGAAGGCGGACCGGCGGCGCGAATATGGGCTCTAGATGGATCCACTTGACCGATTCTGGCTCCATGCGCCTTTGAAGCGGCTGCGGCGGCTCTGCCGCCGGAAGCCTCGGGCCTTCGTCTTTGCTTCGGTTGCTGCGGTTGGCCTGGTCCTCGGGCACACCTATTCCCTCACGGTCGACGGGCACGTCCAGCGGCGCTTCTGGATCCAGACGCCGAACGACCGGGTTCCTATTGTCCTGAGTGTTGTGGTCTTCCTGACTTCGGGCACCACGTGGACGGTCCCGGGGGACTGGAACAACGCTTCGAATACTATTGAGACCGTTGGGGGTGGCGGCGGTGGAGGGTGTCCAACCGCCAACACTAACTCCGGATCCGGCGGCGGTGGCGGCGGGTATTCGTTGGTATCCAACCAATCATACACGCAGCTCGCAAGCAGAACGATTGCAATAGGTGGCGCGGGCACCGGTGGAACGACCTCCGGCACCGCCGGCACGGCCGGCGGCGATACGTCGATAAGGCAGGACGACAACGTAACGACAGCCTGTCTTGCCAAGGGTGGAAGCGGCGGAGGAGTCGGAGCGGCAACCGGAGGCGCTGGCGGAGCGGCGGCATCTGGTACAGGATCGACAAAGCAAAGCGGTGGTGCTGGGGGATCCGGCGCAGGCTCGGGAACGGGCGGAGGAGGAGGGGGCGGCGGCGCAGGTCCTAATGGTGACGGCAAGGCGGGAGGTGGACCAGGGACGACGGGCGCCGGTGGCGGTGGCGGCGCGAATGGAGGAACGGCGGGAAGCAATGGAACCACCACAACAGGCGGCGCCGGCGGGAATGGTCGCGGAGGAACCGGCGGCGGAGCTTCCGGCGCGGGCGCTGCAACGGCGGGATCAGGCGGCGGAGGTGGTGGTGCGAATGGAGCATCAAGCAGCCAGGGCAACGGCGCTCAAGACAATGTGTGGGTCTCGAACCCGGGCGGAGCAAATGGAGGACCTGGCGGCGGTGGCGGTGGCGGAGGCGGATCGACTGCCAGCGCCAACGGCGGCAACCCCGGTGGTTCCGGTGGCGGCGGTGGTGGCGGCGGCGGCCCAGTCGGTATCAACCCGAGCGGCCACGGCGCCAACGGCACCGCAGGAATAATCGTCATCAGCTACACGGCACTCGTGCCGGCGCTCCTGACGGACACGGGGACTTTGGGCGTGGCTGCTAGCGCGGTCGTCAATTTGTACTTCCGTGAGGGTCGGGGGGTCTATCGCACATGACCCAGCCCCGCCAAATCCAGTACCAGGACGTGTTTTTCCCCGTCCTCCCGGTCGTAGTGGTCGTCACGGACCCCGGGGCGGCCGCTTGGCAGGGCTCAAATGAGCGGCCTTGGCAGTTCCAGCAGCCGGTGGGAGCGCTGAACTACCTCCGGCCGAGCGTTTTCTGGACCCCGATCACAGACCTCGACCAGGGAATCACGCTCGCGGCTTTCCAGGGCAGCAATGAGCGGCATCTGAGCATGCGGTTGGGGCCTCCGAACGTCCGAAATGTGGACAAGCCGAGCGTTTTCCAGACGTTTGTAGGGGATCGGGAGCGCGGAATCACGTTCGCGGCCTTCCAAGGAAGCAATGTCCGGCCAAATCCGAGGCCGACGGATCAAAATGTGCTCCGCGAATGGACCTTCATGGAGCCAATGATGCTCCGGACGCTGGCTCCGTTCGGAATTGGCGTCCTGAGGGTGTTTTTCACCCTCCGACAGGTCTTGATGTCCTTCGGAGTGGCGTGCAATTGGCAGATGGAGGGCGGGACTTCGAGCGTTTTCACCCCAGACATGGCCGCGGCGGCCGCTTGGGCCGGGGATCCGGCTCAAAATGTCGTCTGGGCCTATGATCCGCCGGCAGGTGGATCCTGGGGAGGCGATCCGGGGGGTGGTGGGACGTGGACTCCACAGAATCCGTATTGTAAACCGGGACAACCGTGATGCTCCGAGACGACGCGGCAGGAATTGCGCAGACTTTGCTAGGGTTCCGCACGGACCAGCTGGCAAACATCGCTACCATGATGCAATTTGTGCAAAATCAGCTCGAAATGGGCCCAATTCGGCCCTGGTTTCTGCTCCAGGAGGATTCCCTTGTCCGAACGACCATCGGAGACGAGCGGATCGAGATCCCGGCGGACTTTATCGCGGAATGTGACGAGCTCCCGCTGAGGTACCGCCCAGATGACTATCCGACGGAGGACGAGGTCCAGCTCCGCAAGGACGCGTATGATTTGCTGAAGCGGAACTTTAAGCCCTCGGCGATTTTGACGGGATCGAAGCAGATTCCGCAGGCGTATGCGAGGGTCGGCTACTACTTTCGGATCTTTCCGACGCCGGACAACAACTATGCGATCCGTCTGATCTACTACGCCCGGGATTCGGTCCTGACGAGCAACGTGGAGAACAAGTGGCTCAAGTGGAGCCCGGACATTCTGATTGGACGGGCGGGCAAGCTGCTCGCGACGGGCCTCCGAGACGCGGGCGCGTACGGGGAGTTCGTCAAGATGGAAGCGGCGGGCCAGGACCGGCTGCTGAGGGAGAACGAGGAGCAGAAGCACGTCAACACGACCCCGCAGATGGGCGGTGTGGTGTGGGCGAAGGCGGGCGTTGGCCTGCCTCCTGCTGGTGTCAGCGATGCTGAGATAGATGATGGACATTGACCATGCCAATCGAAGCCGCGACGTACATCAGTGACTTCAGCCCGACGCTGCCCGGGGTCTCCGACCTGGAGTCGGAGGGCGATGATCATCTGAGGCTGATCAAGCTCGTGTGCCAGAGCACGTTCCCACGGACGGGGAAGGCGTGGTATTTTCCCATGACGAAGAAGACCGTTGGGAGCTACACGGTCCTCTTCCCGAGTGATCAGAACACGACTCAATTCATCGACGCGACGGGCGGCGCGGCCACCGTGTCCCTGCCGAACCCGGTTGGGGTGAATGCGGACGGGTGGATGGTGGAGGTCGTCAAATACGACAGCTCGGCGAACCCCGTCACGATCGACCCCGGGGCGAACACGCTGAACGGGCTGTCCGCCACGTACTCGTTTGGCTTCCAGTGGCAGACGCTCACCCTCGTGTGGAGCACGGCCTTCAATGGGTGGCTCCTGCTGGACAACACGGTGCCCTTCGCGACCACGAGCAGCCATGGGCGGGTGCAGCTCGCGACGCAGGCCGAGGCCGGAACTGGCACTAACAACACGGACGCGGTGACCCCGCTCGCGCTGTACCAGCCGGAGCAGAGCGTCAGCAGCGGGGGGACCGTGGATCTGTCCGTCGTCACCAGTGAGAACATCCAAGTGACGGGCAATACGGGGCCCATCACGAGCTTCGGTCCCGCGGCGGCGGGCGTTCGGCGGAAGCTGAGGTTCGCCTCGAATCCTAAGATCACCTACAACGCGGGCTCGATGATCCTGCCCGCGGGCGTCGACTTCCAGGCCGCGGCGGGAGATGAGCTCGAGGCCTTCAGCCTGGGCGCGAGCAACTGGGTTGTCCGGTGGATCCAGCTGATGTCGGGGAAGCCGCTGGCCGGGTCGAGCGTCCCCACCACGCAGAGGTTCCTTTCGGGCTCCGGCACGTGTACGCCGACGGCAGGCGTGACGAAGTGGCGGGTTCGGATGTGCGGCTCCGGAGGTGGTGGCGGCGCCTCCCTGACGAACAATGGTAATCCGGGGAACACGACGACCTTCGGTGCGTGGACGGCGGCAGGGGGCGGTGCTGGCGGCCACAGCAACCCGCCGGTGGCTGGTGGTGTTGGCGGCACCGGGGGGTCGAACGGAACGGGCAACTTGATCGCGCGGTTCCAGGGTGGCCAGGGCGGTCCTGGCATAACTGGCGCTGGCGGCAACACCGGATGTCCGGGCGGCAACGGCGGAGTGAATCCCTTCGGCGGGGGTGGTGGTGGTGGCGCGGGCACGACTGGGACGCCCGTGGGCCTTGCTGGAGCCCCCAACACAGGCGCTGGTGGTGGCGGTGCGGGTGCGTTTGCCACGAGCCCGAACGGCTCCGCCTCTGGCGGTGGCGCCGGGGAGTATGTGGAGTTCTGGGTCAACGCGCCGACGGCGACGACCTATGCGATTGGGGCCGCCGGCACCGGAGGCGCGGCTGGCACGACCGCGGGTGGAGACGGGGCAGCCGGCATTGTGATCGTTGAGGAGTACTATAACTGATGGCCCGGTCAGCTGCATCGGATGCTTTGGCTCCTAGCTTTGGGATGCCGCAAGTCATCACGTTGGCGAACCTTGGGACCCTTGGGGTCATCAAGGATCGGCCGAACCATGAGGTTGAGCCTGAGGCGTTCACGGACGGGAACAATGTGCGCTTCACCAAGCGGAACATTCAGCGGATCCTGGGCCACGTGCAGGTGTACGGGAGCCCGCTGGGGGGCCCAGACTGGGTCTTCCAGGTCCCGAGCGCGACGCAGAACTTCTGGCTCTACGGGACGAAGACCGCCGCGTACGTGTACGATGGGACGCACCATACGATCACGCGGGCCTCGGGCGCGTACACGGCGGCGAACCAGTGGGACTGGAACTTTAGCCTCATTGGGGGCGTCCCGATCCTGAACAACGGCACGGACAAGCCACAGTATTGGCCCGCCCTGAGCAGCGTGACGGACCTGGCGGACCTGGCGAACTGGCCCGCGCTGACAACTGCGAAGATGGTGAAGGCGTTCGGCAGCTATCTGGTGGCGCTGAACATTGTGAGCAGTGGGGTGGTGAGCCAGCACATGGTGTGGTGGAGCGCGAAGGCCCCGCTGGGCGGAGTGCCCGCAACGTGGGACCCCAGCGACGCCACGCATGACGCGGGGCAGATCGAGCTGACGGATGTGGAGGGCGGTGAGATCCTCGGCGGCGACATGCTGGGCAACTACTTCATCATCTACAAGCGGATGTCGACGCATGTGATGCGCTACATTGGGGGTCAGGATGTGATGGGCTTCGAGATGATCCTCGCGACGAGCGGGACGCTGACGCCTCGGAGCTACTGCCCCATCCAATTCGGCTCCAAGCACTTCGTGGTGACCCAGGATGATGTCATCCAGCATCAGGGCTATAGGCTTAGCGCTCAGAGCATTCTGGAGGAGAGGGATCGGAACTTCCTCTTCACGGACATGGACGCGACCAACTTCGTCAGCGCGTTCGCCTTCGACAACATCAGCCAGCGTGAAGCGTGGTTCTGCTACCCCAGCAGCGGAAACGTCCTCCCAAATAAGGCCCTTATCTGGAACTATTTCTATAACACGGTTACGTTCCGTGACTTTAACGGGCTCTACGCCGACGTTGGAGTTATCCTTGCGGCTCCGGGCCGGACCTGGAATCTGGCTACGTTCCCTTGGAGCACAGACACGGGAGTTTGGGGGACCCAAGGGTCCCGCGGAGTCGTGTTCTCTAGTCCTTCAGCCGGGAAGCTGTATAGACTTGACCAAGGGCTCCTCTTCGACGGGGTTACACCTCTCTGCTTTGTTGAACGACAGGGACTGGCAATTATTGGAAAAGATCGTCAAGGGAACCCGCTGGTGAATTATGATCGACGCAAGCTGCTCAGTCGGGTCTGGCCGAAGGTCCAGGGGAGCTCGCTGCTGACGATCAAGTGCGGGGCCCAGGAGCAGATCAACGGGGCGCTGACGTGGCAGCCCTCGCAAACCTTTAATCCCCTTACGCAGAAATACCTTGACTTCACCGCGAATGGGCGCTTGCTGGCCTACAATGTGACGAGCCAGGATGGCAACGCCTGGGAGCTCCAAGGCATGGACCTCGAGGTCAGCGATTTAGGGAATCAGTGAGATGGTCAAGTTCATCCCCAGCCGGCCCCCGGATCAGCAGACCGCCTCGACGGCGGACGTGATCGAGTGGGCCAAGCAAGAGTTCGAGACGGTCGCGAGGAATCTGCAGGAGCACGACATCACGGCACTGAAGCCGTTGCATGTGGCTCCGGCGAAGCCGAGGGAGGGCAACATCGCGTTTGCCGACGGTACGGATTGGAATCCGGGGAGCGGGAGGGGCATCTACGAGTATAGGGGTGGGGCATGGCAGAAGCTGTAGGAGGAGAAGGTGGCACAGATTGCGCTAATTCTGATGCTGGTGTCCGTTGGGGGCATTGCGGGAGGCGGCGGCCTCTGGTACTTCCAGCACGAGGTGATTGAGACTTGCAACGCGCACTGGCGCAGGGAGATTCAGGATGCGACGCTCAAAGCGCTTAGGACAACGAAGGAGGGAGATCAGGAGCTCGATGCCGCTCGGGTTCGAGCCCTCCAGGGCCTCGAAGGGGCCCGAAAAAGCGTGGCTCCAGCGGCGGGGGACGTGGGCGTGGCGGGCAGCCAACCTCCGGCGAGGTAAGTGATGCTCCACATAGTGGCAGATCCGAAGGACCCACATTCGAAGCCGAATCGGATCGGCCGGATTCGGCCGGACGATGTGAAGTATATGTGGGAGGACTTGAAGCTGTTCCTCGAGACGCACCCGGAGTGGCCCGTGACGGTCGACTCACCGGACGTGATTCTCCAGCGGTGTGCGATGGGCATGTGGGAGCCCTGGATTGCGCTTGGGGAGAAAGGTGAGATCGAGGTCCTGGGCCTGTGTGTGTGGGACCGGCACGAGAGGGAGAGCTATTATCGGATCATCTACCTCGCGGGGAGCAACCTCTGGCGCCACTTCAAGGCGGGCCTGGAGGAGGCCGAACGCTACGTGCTCCTAAATGGGGGTGCTGAGATCATTCTCGTTGGGCGGGTGGGCTGGAAGCGGGCGTTGAGGCGCTTCGGCTACACCTCGCCCAAGGAGTATCTGTCGAAGAATGTTCGTAGGTCAAGGGGTCACTAATGTCTGGTGGTGGCGGCAACGTCAATACGACCCAACAGGTCACTCAGACTCCGAGCGCGAATCAGCAGAGCATCATTGATATGCTGATGCCGCGGGTCAAGAGTCAGCTCGGTCAGGGCTTCCAGCAGTATCAGGGGCCCACGGTTGCGGGCTTCACACCGCTGCAGGAGCAGGGCCAGGCTGGGGCAGTGGGCGCCGCGGGAGGCGCCGGGACCACGCTGGGCTCCCAGGGCGCGGGAGCC